ATTTGAACGGAGGGTTCGAGCACGTTCCGCATCACGGCCCCGGTGAAAGCCGGAGTCTCCACCCAGGAAGCCTCGATGAAGGTCACCCCTCCGGTGGGATCAAGTGACTCATGTCCACACAATTCTGCTACCCGATTTTTCTGACCCTGCTCATCAAAGAAGAGGTTACCCTTCTTATATTTTACATGTGGGCACATTTCGGTCTCATCGGCTGCAACATGCCCACATTTCGTACATATCGTAAAATCGACTGTACAGCCCATGGACAAGGTTCCCATCTTGCCACTCTCGATGGCCTTGACGAGATCCTTATGCCTCCGGTCTGTAGCGATCAGAATGTCCACATAGATCGAGTCGCCAACATCCCGAGCAACCGCATCAATAATGCGACCTTTCGATAAGTCCTCGATCTGAACGTGCTCCAAGAAATTATGGCCCCCAATGAAGGTCTGGAATGCCTTGAGCAACACACCACGGGACCAGGCGTCAAAATTGTTGTTTATGTACTTATCGGTCTCGGTTGTGACCCGGAAATCCGAGTACTTCCGCATCACCCGGAAACCGTCCTCCATGATGGACCCTGTCTTCACACCCGGAGGGGAGGACACATCCACGGAGGCAATGATCGTGGCGTGGGTTAGGAGGTACCGCTTAGGGCTGAACTCCGCACCCAGGAACTCGGACGCCCGCTGAATCAGACTAGGGGCGATCTCACCGTCCTCGGTGGCTACCTTCTTCGCAGCCGTGCGGACATTCATCCACTGGGTCTTGGAGACCTGTGGGTGAACGACCTTGGCATTGGCGTAACGAAAGAACGCCATTAGACCACCTTCCTATCCGCCTGGACACCGTCAATCCCATCGTCAATGTAGTCAGGATGCCCTATCAGGGCGCTCCTCTTGATGAGGAACAGGCACTCCGGACAGGCCAGCAGACGATCACTCACACCCTCCGCCCGCTTGTACGTGGCAGGACGAAGGAAGGCACCCTTGCACTTGGGACAGTTGAACTGCCCGCTGGTGATCTCCTCGGCTGTTGCCTTGTAGTGACGATCACGGGCTGCCCAGTAAAGGGACTTTTTCAGATAAGCAGTGGCGACCCTGGTGACAGCGTCCTTGGGACCACCGGGGACTGAAACCGTACCCTCACCACCAGGGACATTAGCGCTGTCCGTCTCGGGTGGGGTAAACTCGGAACCATTCCCCCGCTGGAGGTCTTCTACGGGGACTCGTTCGGAGCCGTGCGGCCACTCAACGTCCACCATTCCGATGGCGGGCCACACGGCTACGACACGTCCTACGATGACCTGGAGGGAGAACAGCGGTGACACCTCATCCCCGACAGAGAACTCCTTAGCCCTCTGTTGGAAATCCACGTAAGCTGCGGATTTGGTGGATGTCATGCTGGGCTCCTTACTGGGCGAACAGGTTGTAGCCGTGGGCCTTCTTGTCGCCCTTGTCGTCGGCCTTGTCGTCATCCTTGTCCTCGTCGCCCTTCTCGTCCTTCTTTTTATCGAGGAATTCCTTGAACTGGGGTGGGATCTTTCCGGCTTCCTTGCCCTCGTCAGGAACGTCCTCGTCTTCGTCCTCGGACTTCTTCGCCACCCTGGTTGCATGGGCGACCAGCGCTGCGAACTTGTCCGAGGGGCTGTCAGTGTTCAGGAGATTGCTGGCCTGGAGCGTCCGAACAGCGTGGTCCGCCGAGGTCTTCCCCGTCAGCACGTCCCGCTGCACGTCCAGGAGGGCACTGGCGAGCCGGAACATGCGTCCGGCAAGGGCCGGATCAGATGATCCACACCGGGTGGCATGACCCTGCACACGGGTACACAGCGCTGCGAGCCTGCTGCTCAGGCTGTCCCTGCCGACCTGCTCGAAACCCTGCTTGCCGCTGGCGGGGGCCTGTGGGTCGAGGTTGGGGGTGATGCCCAGGTCGCCGTCCTGGTACCGCTCACGCAGTTCCCGGTTCTCTTGCTGGGTGAACTCGCCCTTCATGAAAGCCTCGTCCAGCTCGTCTTCGAGTGGCCCGGCCTTCTCCTCCCCGATTTCCTCAGGGTTGAAGTCCGGCGCTGCGGTCTTCGGCACCCCAGCTCTCTTCTCGACGGCGTCGCTCAGAAGATCACAACGGTATGCGAAATCCACGGCCAGCTTCTGCGGAATACCCAGCGTGGCCCAATCCTGCTGGAACAGGGTCGCAACCCGATCCAGATCATTGGTCACTACCTGAGCGCCCTTCTTCGTCATTTCAGTCATCGGAATTCCTCCTCATGTGGTCTGCCGACCGGATTAGCTCCTCCCAAAGGAGGTAAGCGCTGGGCACTCAGCCCCTCGCCTTTATGTCATCCGTATAGGCAGAGGATTGAACTGCACGGACTGTTTTCCGTGTAAACGCCGTTTTTGCTCCCTCAGAAACAAACTTGAAATCAAGTTCTGCGAGATCCTGACGATCCAACATCGTTCGTAACTGAACCAGGAAAGGATCTAGTTCATCTCGGATACCAAACTCATCAGTTACGAGTTGCAGGAACCCAGCGTGGGACTTGATCCGGTACGCATTTGCCTTCTCCTGACACGCCTGACGAGCGGTCTCAGAATCCTTATGCCCCCTCAGGCACGCCAAGAGAGCCTCCATCTCATCCGAAGCAGCATCTGCTGCCCGACGCCGATAGTCCGTCAGCGTGTAGTCCATCTCCTCCGGGGTCTTAGGCATGGACCGGGTGCCCTGGTTTTTCAGAGTTTCGGGGCCTTCCTCAGCCCCCGCCTGACTCGTCAGGATTGCATGCTGGGTCGTCATTGAGTCCAGGGTCAGATCCTGCATCAGACCCCTGAGCAACTCCCGCTGCCAAGGCTCTGTCATTTTGGAAAGGGCGTCCTGGATCATCCGATCCAGTTCCTGATCCCCTCCCGTAAACAGGTTGGTCAGGTCATTGTCATCCAATTCTGAGATCCGGGTCCGCAGTGCAGCCCTTCCCTTGGGTCCATAGAACTCAGTAGACATGAGATCTACAAGGTCACCTGATTCGCTCCCAAAACTGTCGTCGCCCTTCTGCATCTTAACCAGGGCCTTGAAGATGCCGGACGGCTCAGGAATGAGTCTCTTCCCGTCCGTCTCCCTCACGGAGTCATCATCCCCAGCCGCTACTGAGGCCAGGTAGAGACCATCCACCACACGGGACAGATGGACACTATCGGGTGAATCGTCCGGGTGCTTTTTGAGTTCCTCCGCTGCCTGCCGGAATGCGTTGGCCCGGAGTTCGGGATTGAGCTTAGAGTAGTGATCGTAGGAGTCTCTGGCGATCTTCGCCTGCTCCGCACCATCCACCTCGACTCCACGCATAGGCGAAACCTTGGTGGGGTTCGCCAGGATGCTGTGCCCGAACATCACACGGGCAGTCAACTCCCCGAAAACCTCGGCGGACAGGCCCTTCTTTTTAAGCTGCTTCTCGGCTGCCACGATCTCCTGAACCAACTCAGGGGTTAACTCCTGATGGGCCAAGGAGGTGCTTTCCTTCTGGAAAGCAGAGGCTGCCTGCTCCTGAGAAGCAACGTCGTACTTGGAGAGTTTATCCTCAAGCGTCTCGGCCCTCATACTCCCGTCATTGTCATCATCTGACGTCTGATCAAACTCTCGAAGGAGCAAACGAATACGGCCCAACTCCGTATTGCTGTCGGGGTAGCGTTCCACCCGCTCTGACTTTATCTCCTCCACCCGCTTTTTGGTGGCCTCGAAAGACTCCGTTGCCGTGTCCAACTGTTCCTGGGCCTGGTCCACCAACTCCTTGGCAGTGTCGACTGTATCCTTAGCTATGACGTACCCAGGCGTTCCCTTCTGGGTTGCCTTGAGTTCTGCACGAGCCTCCTTGAGATCCTTTTTGGCCTGACGAAGCTCCACCTTGGCGTCCTTGACACCCTTACGTTCTGCCCTCAGGTTCTTCACCTCCCGTTGGACCTTCCGGTCAAATCGAACCTGCTCAGGATCCTTCCGGGGCTTCGGCTTCTTCTTCGGTTCCTCAGGCTGAGGGGTGGTCTCAGGGGACTGCTCCTCCTCAGGGGCAGCTTTCTCCTCGTCCTCAGGGGCCTCGGACTGACCCTTGGCGTAGGCTTCGGCTTTCGTCCGATCCTTGAAGGTATGAGGGACACCGTCTGGGTTCTGCCCTGCCCAACCGGACTCCGTCTGCCACACCTCGCCGGGCTTGTGTTCACCAGCCGCAGCGAGCCAGCGCAGGGCAATCCGCTTGTAATTCAAAGAGAGGTCCTTGTCCCCGTCAGCACCCTCCGACTCTGTGTCCTTGTCCTTGTCCGTGTTCATCTGCTCCCGGCGGAGATCATTCCGGGGGGGCTTCTTCTTAGGCTCGGGGCGTAGCAACCGCTCGGCTTCCTCGTCCTCACGTTCCCCGTGGGTCTTGGTTGCCGTCCGCCACATCTTCTCGAAAGCATCCAGTTGCGTTGCCTTCTTCTCTTTGAACAGGACCAGCCGGGGGTCATCCTCGGGGATGGGTGTCCATTCCCCGTCCTTCAGACGCTCCCGTCCGCCTGGGAAATCTACGTCGTACCCACAGTCGTCGCAGTGCTCATGGTAGCGAGGACCGTCGTGCAGGACGCACTGACAATGGGGGCAGTGTCTGATGATGTCATAGGCTGCCGTCCGGGCCATCGGGAGGGTCAGGCTGTTGCGCCAAGCAGCGTAATGCTCGATGGACCTGTCCTCGGGTGGGTAGTGCCGCTCATACAACAGGATCAGTCTGGATGAAGAGGCTGTCCGGTAGAGCTTCTGCTTGGCTTCGTACATAGGGGACAAGTATATCTCCCCGCCATGGTCCTCCAGGTATCCGGCTCCCATCAACTCACACACAGCACTGGGGCCGACCTTGTGCCCCCTGAGCGTATACCCCTCGGGAGTGTTCAGGATCGGGTGGTGGTGGATGATCAAATCCTGCATGATCGCCTGCTCGTAGTAAGTCAGGCTGGACTGGAGCCCGTAGTCGCCCCTCAACATCAGATCTCCTTCGGGACCATCGGTGGCGTTGTTGATGTTGATGATGGCCGTCTTCAACCAGCGGTGTGCCAACTCTGAGCCTTTCTTCACCATCTTGTCGTTGACCGTTCCATCCTTAAGGAAATCGGACTCCAAACCTGGCACAAGGTACTGGCTCTTCAACGTAGCTGCCTCATGCCCTACCGCCTCGGCTGTCTCAGCCAGGGCCTTCTTGAACTCCTCCTTGAGGGCCTTCTCTCGCTCCTTTTTGTCGGTGGGCAGCTTGCCGCCCTTGGACCGGATAGCCTTGAGCCGGGTTTGCATCTCTGTATTAGCATGAAAGCCACGAATATCTTTGGCGGTGACACCGAAGGGCTTGAGGTATCCGTTCACATCCTCTGCTGAGGCGTCCACCACGGTGTCTCCGGGCCTCTTACCCTTCACAGCAGCCTTGAGCGCCGCCACAGAACCTGGGGTGCTGATGACCTTCTCATGCTTCACGCCGGATTTCCCAACGTACTTGATGGTGGCTGTGCCCCCGGAAAATGTGATGTGTTGGGCCTTCCATCCAGTGACCCCAAAATGGCCCTCTTTGGCAGAAGTCGGATTACCAATTCTTTCGTAGGTGGCGTCCATGAGACCAACAGCCAGGGCCGTTGCACGGGTCTTCTCATCCTTGGACTTGAGATCCTTATGGACCTGACCCCGGAGCTTGGTGATGCCATGCCGAAGCTTTTCAACCTTCTGGGCTTTGCCCTTGTTCCGGTCGTTCACATGACGGTCGCTGTACTCGTATATCTTAGTTCCGCCAGGGGACTTGTGCCTTTTTTTGTATTTGTGATCCTGTGCAACCCGGCATACGTACAGGGTTGCAATCCGGCGCACCACCCTTTCATCATCAAAAAAGGTCTTCATTTTTGTTTTGCCCATCGGACTTTTTGCGCCTCTGACATTCGTTGCCTGGTCTCAAAGGACAGTGTCTTTCCTTTTTTGGCATCCGAAATCTTACGCTTGGTTTCTTCGGACATCCCCTCTTTTGCTCGCCCTTTCAATGCCCTAGAAATTTTCTGTCGGGTCTCCTCAGGCATCACCCGCCCCGACATTCGAAGCCTAGACTCTTCCGTGTGTTTCTTTCCAAGGTTAATTTTCGATAGATGTCTTCGAAAAGCAGCAGTACGCTCTTTGCCCTTGTTACCCTCTGAGATGCGTTGTCTCGTCTCACTTGTAACGGTATGGCCAAGAAGTGCTAAACTTAATTTGGTTCGAGTGTCCAGCGATGGCACATGTCCTGTATTTGCGGCAGCAATTTTACGTCTGGTCTCTTCCGAAACAGGATGACCCTTTTTTGCCTTGGACATGTTTTGTCGAGCCTCCTGTGAAAACACTTTTCCTGTGTGTGCCACTCTCATTTTTGCGATGGTCTCAGCAGAATGCCTCCCTCCCCTCCCCCCTGTAGTTGCATTAGTCAGACGACACCCAGAGGTTTTTGTTTTTGCGATGTGGCCTATCTCCAGAAGATCCAATTCAGACTGAGAGGCAGCGAAACAAACGTGCCGAATCAAAGGTCGACTAGGAAGAAGAGACCGAATCCAGTTGTTTTTGTGTGTGCTTTTTTTCAACTGCTTCAAGTGTTGTTTCAAACGATGTTCCAGTGTGTGTGTTGTTTGTCCAACATAACGCAACTCCTGTGTCACAGGATCATGCAAGGAATAAACCTGTCCGATAAAGTTAGAAGAACACATCAGCTTTACCTCCGGTCATCTCGCCGCCATCCTGCTTCTTGACCTTCTTCTTGTCCTTGAACTTGGCAGCGGACTTCCACCGTTTCAGATCCCCCTTGGCCCCCCGTGCCAACTCAGCAACTCTCGACATCGGAATAGCGTCGTGGGTGATGGCGTAAATGGTGCTGCCTCCCATACCCACCTTGGAGTCCCAGCCATCTCGGTCACGGTACTCTATTGCGACCAGGACGTTCTCGCCTGGGTTGAGGGTGTAGAAAACAGGCTCGCCTGCGGCGTGGAGCGGACGCCCCCGCATCTGACCCCGAGACACTGCTGCCTCGTACTCCGCCACCGGCATAGAGCGGTATAAATACGCCGGA